CGATTATGATCGTTGCGATGATCTGCGAGATTTGGTCTATGCCAGGCAAGTTCACGCCCTGTTTGCAAAACAGGAGTGGATGGACCTTGGTTTGGATCCTCGAGCAGTCGCTGAGGAGAAGTTTTGGAAGATGGAGGATAAATGTAAGGCCACGAATGAGGCCCTAGACGCTTGTCGGCTTTCTGCCGACGCTTGGAAGGTAATTCACCTTTCTAGGCGTATAATCAAGCGTATCCTGGGTCCTGTTCCTAAGCTAGACCGTTTAAAGTTCTCCTTCGGCCCTGGGGCCACGACAAACGTGAAAGGGCGGGTTGCTTCGCCTCGTGCGAAGCTGTCCGCAAGACTAGCGTGTAGTCGAGAATTTTTGCCAGTTGTCGGTCGTTTCTTAGCAGAAGCGCCGTTCTGGGCCTGGTCTACACAGGGCGATTGGTCAGTTGTGGGAGATTTCCTGCAACGAAGCCAACCGGTCGAATGCGGTCCCAATTTGGAGCCGTGTTTGATATTCTACCCTGAGATCGAGGTTCACGCTGGTAAATTAACTTTCGTGCCTAAGGATGCTCGTAGTCTAAGGCCAATAGTGGTCGAACCTACCCTCAATGGATTTTTCCAAAAGGGAGTGGGTGAGTTCATTAAAGACCGAATGCTACGATGCGTCGGGATTAACCTACGCGATCAGACAAGAAATCAACGTCTTGCGTGCGAAGGGTCAGTTCATGGTGGTTATGCCACTGTGGACCTCTCTAGTGCGTCGGACACGGTTTCGATCAGCGTTGTTAGGCTTCTCCTACCAGAAATATGGTTTGACTTCCTTTCGGAGTTGACCACTGGGGAGATTAATACGCCTGACGGTCCCCGCGAACTTCACAAGTTTAGTAGTATGGGGAATGGCTTCACATTCGAGTTGGAGAGTTTACTCTTTTACTCTTGTGCGAAGGCTGTTTCTGAACTATTAGACCTGGAGGGCGAGGTCAGCATCATCGGGGATGATATTATTATCAATTCCCGAGGATACACACTCCTTACCGAGGTCCTTAACCAGTTAGGCTTTATCGTTAATAACGAGAAGAGCTTCTGGCAAGGGCCTTTTAGGGAGTCGTGTGGAGCTGACTGGTTTCAAGGCAATAGCATACGCCCATTTTACGCCAAGAAAGCGTTGAGTGAGCAAAACCTGTATATCTTCCACAATTATATGCTTCGGAATGGCGAGCGAGAGCTCGCGAACCTAGCACTTAGTTGGACCAATCCTGATATGCGACTTTGGGGTCCTGACGGCTATGGAGACGGCCATTTGGTTGGCTCTTATAGCTTAAGGACTTCGAGGAAGTATGTTAGGAGAGGTTGGGAAGGTGGTTTCTTTGATACTTATGCCATGCGCCCTAACCGCCTTAAGAAGCGGTACGGTGCGGACTGGGTATATCCATCGTATAGCGTATACACGCGTTCCGGTGAACGTGACCCTACGGATCCTGACATTGTCAGGGGAAGTGATGGTTACGCAAAGGTATCTAT